CATCCGGCCGTCGGATGGTGGTCTTCCTTCTTATATTCCTCCTCAAACTTCGGCGGCATCTTGAGGAACGCCACCCCGGAGAGGTTAGCGTCATGTATGTGTATGGGATTAAAATCCCCCGCATACTGACTGACCACCCACACGCTGAAGGACACCTTCGCCTTGTCACTCAATCCTTCCGGAAGAACGCGCCTGGTGTACTCATGCGCCATTGTCACAAGAAACTCGGGGAAACCCTTGATCTCGTTGTGATTAATCGCGACCTCCTTCCTGACGTTACCCGCCAGGTTGTGTGACCAGTCACGCTCCTTGCTCAGCTTCTCATCATGCAGAATTTCGTCCGCCTGCGCGTTTAGAAGGTCAACATATCCTTGCGGCATGCTGACCTTCAGAATGCTGGGTCCGAACGGCTGGTAGATGTCATATTGCAGCTCTTGATCAGTCATTTATTTCCACTCAAAGTCCTCTTCATCCTTGAATTTTTCATCGTCAATGATGTCATTGATCCTCTCAACGACGGCGTTCTCCTTTTCGTGCAACGCCTCCAGCTTGTCAAGTTCTTTCCTGATCTTGTCAAGCGGACTAGCTTTCTTCTTTTTAGCTTTCGCTTTTTTCTTTACCATTTTTACCTCCTATGGTTAATTCAACTTCTTAATGCTCTCGATCCATTCCCTAATGAATGGCTGTCCTTGTTGCATGGGGCCCTGCACGTACTGCCCGGACCCATCCTTCGACACGAACGTCAAAGTCCGTATCATCGCGTCTTCCTCATTCTTAGCGCGAATGACATAATTGAACGTAAGCTCTCGCTTCGTCGTAATTTGATAGGTGTTCTTTTCTTCGCCTTTTTCAACATGGAACGTATCCATGCCACCAATGCGTTTTTCAATCTTGCCCTCCTGCGGACGATCAAATGTGATTGGTTTTTCCTTGAGCGTCTTAGAATCCTTGAGTGCCTGCTCAGCTCGTTTCGCACGAATCTTATTTCGCTCGGCCTGAATGTGTTTTTCTTTCTGCTCATTCATCTTTTTCTGATTTTATTCATTCTTTCAACGTCCATGATCTCATCACGGAAGTCACCGAACCTGTAATCAGGGTCGTCAATCTCCTCGACCATGAGAATTTTCTTTCCATCCTTGTCAACTTTCTCACTCGTGCGCGCACGCACGAATAAATTTTTCTTCAATGATTTCAGTGATTTCTTCATTTCATGTACGTCCAGAACAGCAGGATGAATCCCGCCGTGATTATCGCGACGTATGTCATTAGGGTCACGTCCATCACACACCCAGCCACGCACTGTACACCCAGACCAAGACATGGAACGCTATCCATATCTTGATTGGGATCACGAGCAACCAGAACAGCGACCAGATCATTTACTTACACCGTTAATCACTTTTGCAAGTGTCCCAATGCGGACTTTCTCCACTTCCTTTGGTGTGAGAGCATTTTTCCTTATCGCTATGTATTCATAATCCAACGCACCGTGTTTCCTCTGAACGAGGGTGACGAGGTCGTCGTCGTAGGCGTTCATTACCTGCCTGCGAAACTTGTCCACGCGCACCCTGTCGTTCGTCGGCGCGATCCTCTGGATTGTAGGATCCGCGATATACCCACGGTAGTAGGATAACTTTTCTCCCTTTCTGGACTTGTTGATCCAGTTTTGGAATGCCTTGAAACTCATCATAATGTTCTTAAGCTCCCCATCGCTGAGGTAGCTTCTCTTCTTCCTGGAATTAATTCCAGTCTTGTTATAAACTCTTGTCATCTCATCTCTTTTTTTAGGTGGGCCACACCCTGCTGGCCCACCCTTAGGAAATCATAATATGTCTAACTATATTATAACAGCCCATATTATATGGTAAATGATGGGATAAGTCAAGTAAATAATTATGGCGGAAATCAGCCAAAAAACCTTGTCAAGAAAAAAATCACTTTGTTGTTGCATAAATACAACAGGTATTGTATAACAAAATCCTCAACTTCATTTCATCTCGGTGGACTCTGGGGCACATTCGTTGCTCCGGAGTCCCTTTTTAAAGGACATTGCAGTGACGACAAGAATCAGAAATATCTGGTATAAATTCAAAAAATGGTTAAAATACCACCCGGAGAAAAAATACTTCAGGGGGTAATCGTGATTAAAGTGTGGTTTTTAATGGCATTAATGTCATATCCTAATATAAACGCTATTCATTATAAGGGATTCGGTGGATTCACCAGCCTGGAAGAATGTGAGAATGTCAGGATAATGACGGAGAATGGGATAGCGGAGATGGAGATGAATCGGGGAGCTCCGGCTGTCTACATAGAGACTTATTGCCTGGAATTTGAAGCATTTCCCAGCCAGTTTGACGCGCCTAGAAAAGGTAAGGAATTTCCTATGAATCCGTCGGAATTTGGAGCATGAGATTTATCATTTTACTGGTGGTCTTATTTATGGTAGGGTGCTACGACATGAAAACACTCAAAGTCAAACCATCGACAACCACGGTTACGTATGGACAGGACAAGAGCTCGGGTGAAAAGGACGCAAAGAATGACGTCCTGACGAATAATGAAAAGGAATCCTGGACGATTAAACAGGTGTTCAAATGGGAGTAGATTATGAACGGACTTAAAATATCATTCGCCGTCGTGGCCTTTGTCCTCGTTCAGGGGATAGGTGTCATATGGTACGTCTCGAAACTCGATTCTCGGGTCGACCAGATGTACAAAAGCTTTGAAGAGGAGAATAAGAAAGAAGTAATCGAGAATCAGGTCAAAATGAAACTGGACCTGGAAAATTTAATAGCAGATGTCAACCAGTTGAAAAAAGAAATGAAGCGAATGAATCAAAAGGACAAAGAAATAGTGAAGCAGAACCGTTCGATCGAGAAGCAACACAAGGATCTGTTTAAATTCCTGGAAAATCAACAAAAAGGCATGAACCAGCAGAACGAACAGAAGGGTGGTTACAGCTATGGTGACTAAGGAATGCCCGGCCTGCAACCAAGATCCATGCGTCTGCGACGATTCGTGCGAATCTTGCGGCGCTTAATGTTCGACTGGTTTGATAAATCAGCTATGATCATTGGAATCATAGCAGTGATAATATTTATAATGGTGGTGGTGTAATGGCTAATGACAGACTCGATGTATCTGACCGCACAGCGATCAGCATGCCTATGCGCAACCTTTTGGCCATACTGTCGGCCACAGCGGTCGGCGTCTGGGCCTTCTTCGGGATCCAGGAGAGGCTGAATACCTTAGAGACACGTGTGACTCTGTCAGAATCAGACCTCACGAAAAACACGGAATTCCGCATAAAATGGCCTCGTGGTGAATTAGGTGCTTTACCCGCGGATGCTCAGCAGGACCTTCTCATAGAATTTCTTAGTTCTCAACTTGAGTCCATGATGGAAGATATGGAGTCGATGATGAGTAATACCGTGAACATAAAGAGGGCGCAGCAGGACATAGAACGATTGCTTAATGACGTGGAAAAGCTTAAAGATAAACTGAGGGAGTCCAATGGAGGTAATTAGCGTAATCGTAATGTTCATATTTGGAAACATGGACGATCAGGAGCACAGGATGACGCAGTATGTTCCAATGGAATCACTGTCCTCATGCATGAAGGAAGTGAGACTGCTAAAGAAAAAGGAAACAGACTATACAAAGAACGCATTCTGCGGGCCAGCACTCGTGGAACTGAGTGATGACGGGGAAATCCTGACATTGCATACGGAGCTCCCTGAAGGGGCGAAGATGGTGAGGAAAGAAATAAGTAGAGAAGCATTTGAGAGATGGACACTTAGGTCCAAGGAAAAATGGAATAACAAATAACTATAAGGAAACTAAATGACTACAGGTAAAATTAAATGGTTTAATCCAACCAAAGGATATGGATTCATTGAACAGGAAGGAAATAAAGACGTCTTCCTGCACGTGTCGGCTCTGGAACAAGCGGGCATCAGCACTCTGAAAGAAGGAGAAGAAATCGAATTCGAGATAGGGGAGAACAAGGGAAAACAAAACGCGATTAACGTCAAGAAGGTGGACGTCAGTTAATGAAGGATACCATTAAAGTACTAGCAGATCTTACAAAGAAGGACGCAGAAAAGTGTTTAGTCTTTGCGTGATCCATACCCTTGGATCACTTTCAGCATCGAATAAACGCCGTTCCTCCGACCAGGAGTCAAAAGATTTTTTAAATTCAAGCCGTCTAGTGATTTCTCTTCGAAGGATGATATATCGCTTCTTGTAGAATTACTGAAGACATCAGCCAGAAGACACACCATCCCCTTGGATATCAACGCAGCTGAATCAGCCGTGAAATAAATCTTATCATCATACGTGAAATGGGGAACGAGCCACGTCTGTGACTGGCAGCCTGGGACCTCGAACTCCTTCAGCTTGAACCTTTCCGGCACGATCGCGGACTTCTTCCCGAAGTCCATGAGCCAGGTATAGCGGTCCGTCATCTCATCCATTGTATTGATAATATTTATGTAGGACTCTAGCTTATCCTTAATAGTCCAGCCATCCATCCATTTACTGGGCACGGGGTGGACATTCGTAATTTTGTTCTCTTCCAGAATTTTAATAACCTCTTCAGTCTTCATCATCCACTCCCCTTTAAAACTCTATTTACATGATCTTCAATGGGCTCCAGCTCATCCTGCATCTTTTCCGACGTGGTTCTCTCTTCCTTCTGCCTTACGGATTCCTTCATTGACATGTCAAGCAACTCCTTTTCCTCCACCATTTTATCATGAAAATCTTTTGGTTTAAAAATAAATTTAGCGGAGCAGTATTCACAAATCGCCTCGTTGTTCTTATCAAAGGTATACCACACAATGGGATGGTCATCGGCGCAGGAAAATGTCTCCGTGTGAATTATTTTAGGTTTCATTTATGTAATCTATCATCCATGCTTGTACCTCTTTCTGTTTCTCTTGTTCCATCTCTTGTGCCATGCCCAGTTGCTAATCTTACTTCCGTACTTCTCACACAGGTGATAAAAATAATCTTTAATTTTAAATTTAATTTTCTTCATCAAGTTTGCACTCCGGTTGCAGCTTTATGCAAGCTATCGTGTTTTGTTCATCTTCCACTAACTTATCAATGTCCTCGTCCCCGCAATCTATTTTTTTGCATATGAATTCTATTGGGGGCAGGTCGGTTATGATTATTTCATCCTTTTTTTCTTTCTTAAAGTACGCGCATCCGGACAACAGCAGAAAGAAGATGAAGAAGTAAAAAACAATTAAAATCCCAGGTACAAATACCCGGGTCATTACCTTAAGACCCGATATAAGGCCTCCTATGGCCTTTTTTATTTGGCTTAAAACGGTCTTTTCTTTTCCTGGATCCCAGACTCCCATCATTTGTCTTTTTCAGGCTCTTCAGGGTTATTTAGGAAATCATCACACAATTGAACCGCTCCGACGAGACCATTCAACTTCGCCTGCATGTTTACAATCGCTGTCTTACCTTCGTCTATTTTATCCTTGAGGGTGTTGTGCTGCTTTACCAACATTTCTTTTTTCTTTTTTATATATTCTGGTTTCATTACTTCCTCCTTATTCTTAATCCCAGACGAGCGCGTCTGCGATTTTTTCTTTTATTGGATCCGACCTTGCGCCTTCCCTTGTGTTTCTTTCTTTTTAAATCAGCCCTGCTCATCTGGTCCTACATATTTCTCTTTATGCTTCTCAGAAATCTCCCAAGAGCAATTCGGACCGCATAAAAAATTAATTTGATGTTTAAGAAAAGGATACCACGTTTTAGAGAACGAATAGTTCCATTCATTGCCGTCAAACCATTCATTGCAGTTGAAGCATTTGAACTCCGGTGCCGTGCCACCTTTAGGGCCCGGCCGTACATGTTCCGCATCATAATCAACACCTTTCTTAAACCCCACATAAACCTTCACATTCATCTGCGAATTCTTCATCAAAGGTTTCAAACAATTCCTTCTGTTTGGGTGGTTCCAGAAAATTCATGCTTCGCAATGGCACAGCCTTCTTATGCAAAAACAATTCAGCTGTCGTATTCTTCAGTCCGTGTCTTATCTTGTCATCAACCTCACATGCGTCCTCCCAGTCCTTGGGATAGTTCTTCTGCATATTTCTCCACTGATCATTATGGTGATAAGGACATCCTATGCACGAGGACTTGCCTGGCATAGGATGTTTTTTAATGTCACGGTACCACTGTAAGCAGTCCGATCTTGACATCTTCATTTCGATCAATGGCCAACGGGATTCCAACCATGGAAGCCTTGCTTTTTTCATTCTCATTGCTTCATCTGTGGATATGCCGATCCATTGTTCGACGATTGTTCCTTTCTTAACTCGGTGTCGTGGTTTGATACCGAGTAACTCCCTCATCTTTTTTTGAATGGGGATAACTTTATAATCATGTGTGCACTGCCTGTACAGCATTCCAACTTTTCCGCCAGGTCGTGCCGCGAATAATGGTGGATTCGGAACTCTTCCTGCGAAAGACTTCCATTCCTCATTTCCTCCTTTAATGGGGTTGGCCGCACGAATAAGATCCTCTCTTAAATTACTTCTTTCTACCGTGTAAATTGGGCAAATCGTAATGGCTTTCTTGAGATACTCCACGTGCTCATAGACGAACGATGGTTCCCATCCAGTATCAGCGAATATCATGCAGTCCGGCTTGTGTTTTGTCAGTCCTTCCTGGGCCATGAGTGCGAGACAGGAAGACTGAACCCCTGCCCCGAGCGATAGTACACGCATTGTGGGCTCTTTTTCATTTCCTTCCTCGTCCTTGTAGACTGGCTCATGAGTTGCCGCAACCGCCGCCATGTTGTTGAGCTTCTTGCGGTCAACCTTGTGAGACATCTCTTCCAAAAGTTTTCTTCTCTCATACTCCATCTGCTCCTGATTTATCGCAAATCCTGGTTTAGTGGGGCTATTAGTGTAGCCTTTCCTCTTTTTTCCCTGTTCTCTGTAGCCTACTTTTCTATTCATTATTTCTTCCTATATTATATACTACTTTATGGCTTAAATCAATCATTTTGCGTGACCCCAGCTTTGGTCAACTTTATACTCTACTTTGGAAGGAACTTCAAGCGCTACGCAGGTCTCCATGATTTCCTTGATTTTTTCTCCCTCTTTTCTATCCTTGACACTGCAGTTAAGTTCATCATGAACCTGTATGAGAGGGACAATCCCTAATTCCTCATGTACATCAACCATGGCTTTCTTGGTTTGGTCTGCCGCGGAACCTTGAATCAGTCTGTTAAGGGCTTTATAGGTTCCGGCCCTTTTTACTGTGGTGTACTCTGCTTCTGCTTGTTTTAATGGTAGAGCTTTATGAAATTCCCTGGTGAACCATGAAGGTTCATAGAGATCAAATCTACATTTTCTACCTAATAGTGTTCTGATGGTGCCCACGGCACTGGCCCTGTTCATCACGTCTTCCAGCATTCCCTGCATGAAAGGAACCTTGATTCTAAATTCTTTTAAAATATTCTTTGCTTCCAGTGGTGTGATGTCCAAATCAACGGCCATCTTCTTGTATCCCATTCCGTACATAACTCCCAGACCTATGGTCTTCGCCAGTTTTCTTGGTATGTCTGCCATGTCAGCTGTCTGTTGATGAAAGTCCAAGTCTTTTTCTTTGTAGGCTTGTTGAACTTCATGTGCTCCGTCGTTCTTATTAAGAACAGCAAAATGCGTAAGGAGCCTAGGTTCCTGCTGGGAATAGTCGGCTGAAAGCCATTCCTCTCCTTCTTCTGGTATGAAAATCTTTCTTATTTCTACACCCATTTCTCCTCTTATAGGAATCTGTTGCAGATTAGGACAATACATGGAAAATCTTCCTGTGACTGTTCCTCCTGTATCACTCCTTATCTGGTTTATATGGGCATGTATTCTGTCATTGTGTATGTATTTTGCGATTCCATCTATGAATGTTCCTTGCAACTTATTAAATACTCTTGCTTTTGTAATGAGTCGTGGAAGCTCATGTTCATGGGTTTCCAGGAATGTTTGAGTAAAGCTGGGAGCGTGTGTCTTCTCCGTCATAGGATATTCCAGGTTAAGTGTGTCAAACGCCTTCGCAACTGACCTAGCTGACCACAGATCCACATAAAATCCTGTTAGATCTTTCACTCTCTTTAAAATTTTTTTCTCTTTGTTTTTAAGTTTGCTCTTTAAAGAAAAGGCCTTTGTCATATCGACTCTTACGCCTTTCCTGGTCATATTGAATATGACATTAATAAGTCGGCATTCTACGTCGTAGATACCTTGAAGAGAGTCCTTTTCTATTTCAATCTTTAATCTTTCATGCAATTGTAAAGTTAGCCTTGCATCTGCTTCAGCATATTCCCCCACAAATTGTGCATTCATTTTGTACATTTCACTCTTAGGATCCAACCCCAGTTCCGCCGCAGCTTTCTTAAGGGTAGCTTCGTTTTTATATTCTCCTAGATATTGAGATGCTATGCTGTTTAATGCATAAGAAAATCTATTCTCATCAATGAGGGCTGCCGCAATCATTGTATCATGTATGTATCCTTTCACTTCTATTCCTATTCTCCACAGCCACCCAATGTCATACTGCGCATTATGAAACACTTTGTCTATTGAATCGTCTTCACATACAGATTTAATGTATTTTAGGACAGCTTTCTTGTCCATATTTCCACCACCGTCATGATCAATAGGATAATAAGCACTGAATTGACCGTCAGATATGGCAATGCCTATGACTTTGCCTATTCCTCTAGGCCAACCTGGACCCATTTTCTTCAGATCCGTATCACATGTTTCCAAGTCAATAGCCACTACAGGATGACCCTTCATGGATGGAAATTCAGTGGGGTGAACCCACTCTGATTTTATGGTATTAGCGAATATGAATTCATTTTGTTTCATTTTTTTCCTCATTAAGTTTTTTGATGTGTTCCCACGTTTCTCTTCCTCTTCTCGTTCCTTCATCGTCCGGATACTGATCCTCTAGGAGCAGTTCGGCATAGTGGATAACTTTTTCTATGTCCTGCTTTCCACCCTTTATGCTGTGCCTGGTGATGTATTTGACGATGTTTCCTTCATACCAGCCAAGCTTGTTCCTGACTATGTAATGACTCGGTTGTATGGCCATTTTCTTATAGTGATCCCCACCTACCTGTTTCTTGTGGGCGCTCATATTTCAAATCCTCCGTAACTTTGTGAATCCACGATGTGCAGCTGTTTTTTTGCACGCGTGACTGCCACATAAAAAGCCCTATTGGTATCATCAGGGTTAATCGCCATCTCCTCTTGGTTGGCAGGTGACAGATCTGTTAAAAGCATGACATTATCACACTCACCACCCTTCGCCATGTGAATGGTGCTCAGGCTTATGTTCGGCTCGGTTGATAAAGTTGGGTTAATTTTCTCCAAGGACTTTATATAATTGATGTTCCTGGATCCTATTTTTTCAAATACTTCATCCCAGTGCTCACTTGAAGTGCATAAACCATGGTTCATGACTAATTGTTCCAGGTCATAAGTTTCATCTTCATTCAATGATTTCAATCCTTTATAGCCGTGTGCCACCCCAGTCTTGGTCGGAAGGTAGCTGTAAATATATCCTACGTCCTTGTATGAAAGGTTTTCACCTTTTTGTAATTTTTTCCATGCATCCACCGCTGATAAAATTTCTTTTTCTACCGGAAGCTTGTTTTTTATTTTGTAAGGCAGTCCCTTGTACTGTAAATCTTCTTCAATTTCCTTCAACATGTAACCACAGGTTGCAAGAACCAGCCATTTACCACTGCTCAGATCAACTGAATCAGCGAATGAATGCAGCTCCACAATTCCTTTTTCTTTTCTTGGATGCCATATCTTTTCTCTTCTGTTGCCAATGCGACTCACTATTGAAGCTGCAACTTCATGCACGGCTTGCGGGCATCTGTATGAGTACTCCAACGTGGTGACTTTTCCTTTAAGATTGATAAAATATTCTATGTCCGCTCCGGCCCACCTGTATATCGCCTGGTCGTCATCGCCGCTGATATAAACCCTCTTTGCATTTTTCCATATTTTTTCACACATGCTCCATTGCAATCTGGTAAGATCCTGTGCTTCATCTATGAAGACCACCTCTAATTTAGGTGTGGGCCCAAATTTTACCCATTGGGTGAGCATGTCTGTGAAGTCATATTTGTTGTTTTTGTGTTTGAATTCTTCCAATGACTTGGATACCTTGAGTAAATCATATAGGTCAAAATTGAAATAAGAGGCGTTGTAATATTCATCCAGCTCCATGCATTTAGTTCTAGCTTTATTTATCTCCCTGATAAATTTATTGTCAGTGTGGATGATTCCTGTGTCTTCCCAGTCTTGTGTTACATATTCCAGATCAATTCCATACAGGTCAGCCATCTTTCTGTAATCCGCTACCCTCATTACTTCAGAATTATTCATTCCTAGTTGCCGTTTTCCAAACGCATGAAGAGTGCTGAAATAAGGAAGGTCATCCTCGGTTAAATTAAATTTTTCCTGCGCCCGTTTAGATGCTTCATTTGCTGCCTTTGTAGTGAATGTGACGAATGCTATCTCTCCTGGATCCGCAGTTTTTTCCTTTAGTTCCCGGTCCATGATCCTCAGCAGGTTCTCCGTCTTCCCCGTGCCGGGTGGTCCTAGTATGATGTTAATTTTTTCCATTCATCTCCTCATATATTTCCAGTATTCGTTTACAATCGTCAGGAGTAACACCACTTTTTCTACTATTAAATTCCCATGAGCAAAAAACAATATTATTTTTATCATAGGGTTTTCTAGGGTCTACACGATCAATTGATATATTAGTAGGATAAGGAGTACGTTTTTTTCTAGGCAGATCTTTATTATCCTTAAAGCTTCGTATAGTGGTAAGTTTAGATCCAGTATAACGACAACATGGTCCATATTTAGTTAAATGTTGCTCCCATAATTCATAAAATTCTTCCTTGGTAATATTTATTTCTCGTTTTATCTTACGTGTCTTATATATTTTTTCTGATCTCTGTCTTATTCCATGCCACATTTCATTTAAAAAACCTTTAAAGGTGTTTTGATATTTTATTCTCCATCCTTCTGGATAACTAGAATACATTAAACTCCTCCTTCGGTTTTACTTCATGTTCGTCTTCCTGCTTTTCAAAAGACGGAATGCCCCATACATTCACGCCCCTTCCTTTTATCTTGAAAAACTTCTGCGCTTTTTCTACATTCCACCCTGGAATGACGTCCTGCAACGCCGCTATGATCTGTCCGCTGTTTCCATAGTGATTGAACCTGTTCCTTATAAGATGTGCGTGCAAGTCCTTGAGCCTGAAGTACGTCGTGCCATAATCCGGCATTTCAGGATCGTCCTGCGTCCACGGTCTGCGCTGCCTGATTTCTTCCTTAGTTCTGGCCTGCGCCCTTTCAGTGCAAAACTCCTGGAGGTGAGCTAAAAACTGTCCGGACACAGATCCATCACTCGATACTGGCGTAATCTGGGCTTTTTTCATTTTAGCGTCGATTTGTTGTTGCCAGTCCGAATTCTTCATCAACGGCGGCATGCTATTTGTATCCTCCATGACACGCAGTTGAAATTTTTGTTGACTCTGTAATTGTTCTGTACTCAATTGAATTTTATAGTCAGGTTTTTCGGGGTTTGGATTTGGAATTTCCATCCACCATATGGGTGGCTTGGAATCCAGCTTGGTTAAGACTCCAAGTTCCTGCATTACATTGTTTTCCCCAACACCGTATTTTCTGAACTTACACACGGAGGCGTTGCAATAGGAAACAATTGGCTGATCCTTGCATTTATAGCGATAATCCTTTTTATTTAACTGTTTAACTATGATGGAAATTTCCTTGTGATCCAATGGTGGTTCCATATATCTCTGATTATATTTCTCCAACAGCTTCTCCCAGTTGGTGGGATCAAATTTCTTTAAGTAAACTCCAATATTGAACAGTCCATTATTTCTCGTTCCTTCCGGAAATCCCTGGTCACACAACGCCTGCAGGCATGGTGGACCGTCCTTTATGGCTTCCTCGTCTCCTTTGATGTTGACTTTATCCAGATCCTCAACAACGTATTTATCATACATTGTGTAAAACTCTTTTAAATTTGCAGATTCTCCATTATTTTTAATGGCGAATCTCACTGTCTTTTTTGCATTATAATATGGAAGGTTGAGGAAATTCCCCACCTCCCCTTTTTCCGGCTGGATGCCGGATTGTTTTGGAAATATTTCTGCATTCGATTGTCCCAGCAATGCTGCAATAGCGGAAAGCTTATTTTTCATGGTCTTTGAAGCGATCGTATTTTTCATGAATAAGAAGAGATGGGCACCTCCGCTTTTTGACTTGCAGTAAACTAATGGTAGTTTTAATTTTCTGATTTTGAGAATGAGATTATGAGTATCAATAGGATAATCATCAATATCAATGCATCCCCACTTAGTAGTATTATCAGCCCTAATAGGAATAATC